TTGAAAATGCGGTGCAATAAATCGCAGGGACATTCGTGTCCTCATCGTACTGTCTTTGATATGCGGTAAAGATTTCATAGAGACCATCGAAGTCTCCCTCGACTCCCTTACCCAAAACATTTACTCCGATCTGGATGGGATTTCGATAATCGTATTCCGCTACTCCAGAAACTCCTTCCGCTTTTTCTAAAACTTCCTCGACAAAAGATTCATCGTATCCCTCGGTAATAATTTTTTCACGAAGTTCAGTTTCACTCAACCATTCCCTTCGCATGATAACACGAGCACGGTCAATTTCTGTGCAATTCGCATCAACAAAAATATCATCGTATAACTTATGAGCGACAAATCTTGGGCGATTCTCATGTTGAGTTGGAGCAGGTAATTTTGTCTCTCCAGTTTCACGAAATTCTTTTAATCCCTTTTTAAGTACCTTTGGTTTAACTCCTGCAAAAACTTGACCCATTATTGCCAGTGCTTGTTCTTCCATGTCTGGGTCTCTAAGAAGAGTTATTAATTCTTCAACATCCTGCTCCTGCCCACCTGCTTCCTGCACCATCATAATCACATCTTGGATGCTAAATTTCTTCATCCGCATGATTACTTCCTGTTGCCAGTAGACTCCCAAAATTCCAATTGCAGGTGAACCAGAAAACATTTCTTGGGCAAGTAATTCTACTTCTCTACGAAGTTCTGGGAGCATTCTCTGCTCTAAGAAATATGAAAGTGTATCCCTCCAATAAGAGGCTTTTTTGGTGTCACTGGTCTCAACTCCAGACACATTCATATTAGACCGAAAGAATGCTTCAGTCACCATATGGATGTGCTCATTAATCAAACGGTCTGCCAATCGAATCTGGATGTCACTGGCATTTTCCCACGGTGTAGGACGGTGACCTAAGTGCTCTTCATGCTTGCGACCATCGTCCGACTGACCTTCCCATCGACAATAGCGGACATCCTCAAAGTCATCTCTCCTGCGAAGATTCCTACCTGCATCCTCCAAGATGTCAGAAAGCTCAGACTGCAAGGCATCAATATCTGGTTCATTAGATACCTTATTTTTATCGGAGTCGTACTGGTTCATGCTTGAACCCCACTCTCCAATAATTTTTCAATATCTTTGCGGACGAAAAATGCCCTCGCACCCTTCCGCAAATATCTAGGGATTATAACACCCTCTTTGACCCATGCAGTCATTTCGTGATCGGCTAAACCCAACCACTCCATAACCTCTCCTCGCCTCAATAAGGCTTTTTTCGGTTCATCTCCTGCCATTCCCCAAGGGGAGTAACAGAAGAAAAAGGAGTCAAATTATTTCTGTGATTTAGCCTTGACAACCATCATGTCGATGGTTCTGCCCACACCTTCTGGTTGACTTAATAACCAGTGCTTTGTTTCTTGTGCAATTGTTGTGGTCAGTTGAGTTCTTTTAAACTCCTCTGGCATTTTTGGTCTACCAGATTGATTGCTTCGCTTTCCACCCCACCTGCCTTCATCTTCAATTTTTTTAGATTCGCTCATTGGAGTTAATCTTGGTTTTAATTATTGGATTAGGCAAGCTACAAATTACTTTTGTATTACAATTTATATAAATTAGCTTACCTTCCATTGCGTGATGAACTAGGGCATCTTCAGTTTGCTCACCAGATGCCGATATGGGCAAGCCCAGTATATCCAAAAATCGTCCTGCTACCTCTTCTATTAAGTCATCCTCACTCATTAATTAAATCCTTCAAATATTGTGCCGTTGCCTTCAACTCAATTATGATATCTGCCAGTGATTTTTCCTCTACTTGGGAATCTTCTGGAAGCTTTGCGTTAATTTCTTTCTCCGCTTGTCTGCGGTACTCAATGTAATTTTCTTCGTCTTTAAGACTGTGATTTGTTTCGATCATAATAGTTCTGAGCGAACACACCAGAGGAGAAAAATCACCTCTGATGCGAACGCAATTGCTAGGATTGTGTCTGGGTTCATATTAATTGATGGTTAGTTCTGTTGATCCGCATGACCAACATTGAAAGTGTTCGTGATCGATTTCATCGATAACTTTACGAGAGGCACGAACCTTAAATCCGCACTCACATTCGATTTTAATCTGACGAGTGGTTTGCTTTTTATGACCACTGGAAATGTCGATTTTCTTGTGAGGATAATCACCGTAACGCTTTACATACTTTACAAGTAAGTCGTAAAGTGGTGTGCCTTCCACTGCGGTGCATTCGGTAGGTTTACCCTCAAGTCCAACTGCACGAGCAATATCAGTAAAGGCTTTACCATGACCAGACTGACAATCGTCAATCGCATGACATAATTCGTGAATCAATATGCCAAGCACTTTGATTGAATTATCAACTGTTGGACTAACGAAAACCTCGTTTACTCCTGCGGTTGAGCATGACCTTGAATAGCACTCACCAATTCTGCGTTTGCGTTGAGTGAATGCACCTTTGCTTGGTAAAGAGCATGACACTCTAACATCAGCAGGAACGGTCTGACCGTTTTTCGTGAATAATGATTTGGACAACCTTTCTGTTGCCTTGCGTAAATAAGTTTCCCTGTCATTCATGATTAAAACAATAATATTAATTATTATATAAAGCAAGCACTAAATAAAAATATCCTGTGTCATAAAGTTGCGATGTCTTTTATACCTCTGATTTCCTTTAGGTATTTGATTTGTATCACCAAATCTCCGCTAAGAATATTAATTGCTTTCAATTGTTTTAGGGTATCACCCTTTCCAGATTGGCATTTGTTTGCCAATTTCTGGATGGTCTTTTTGGCTTTAAATATTCTTTCTCTGGTCTCGGAAAATTCTTCATCACCTTTCCACTCCCAGAGTGCCTTTGCGTTTTCGTTAGATATATTTCCACTCATATTTAATTCCTAGACTTTAGAGATGTATTGACATTTAAGAATATTTTCTTGAATGCCCAAAAGAGTATTAAGTCTTTTTTGCGAGGTGTCTTGCACCGTGATTTAATTTGTTGTTGGTAACTCATTTTAGTTCCATTTAGCCTTTCCTCTAAGTATGATGGCATTGCCAACAATTCTACGATTCGCAATCATTGTTGCCATTCCGTTAATATCTAAACCTTTCAACAAACCTTCCTCATTGACCAACATTTGGTCACCGTCAGAAAGTTCGATTAGCTCAACGAGTCCTCCGACCATTTTTTGAGCTTTTTCTAAGCTAGGTTTTTCTTCTGCAATTACCCAAACACTTGGGTCTTCTACTGGTTTTTCCATAATTATTGTTCCTCTATTTTTTCGATTACTTTTTCCGATAAAATCTTTAAGTCCATCAAACCATCGAGAAAGACTGACTTAGCTTTGCGGAGTGCGTTTTCACTTTCCTCTCCACGAATGTAATGATTTCGGAGATGAAAAGACTCGTGCGGTATCTTCTCAAAAAGTTCTAGAACTCCGATATTGAACTCATTCCACTCGGTTAAGAGTGAGGCTTTAGAATTTCCGTTCAAGTGAACGGTAGGTGTAATTTCTTCTGGGTTAATGCTCATAATTTTTAGTTGATGTAGCAGGTCAATTCGTACCTGCCAGATGATAAACGATAGATAACCACACAAGCATACTTTCTGGTGTGCTTGTCCTTGATGGTATCCACCTTGAAGTTCCACCTCTCAGTGGTCTCATAAGTAACACCTCTCCAAGTCTCGTCATCGAACTCAGATGACTTAGCTTCATTGAGACGGAGGAGGTTAATTCGGACATCTGCAATGCAATCTGCGAGAGTGTCGTGGTAAGATGATGTGCGGTTCTTGATCATGTTTAATACAATAAATTTATTTATTTGAAATAGCAAGTGGTAGTTGTGTCATAAACCTTTAATTCGATCTATTTCCACCACTACATCAATTGCTTTCTGAATAAGCTCAAATGAATCAATATCACCACCTTCAACAGTGATGTCTTTTTGATCCTTGCGAGTTGCACGAAAAAAAAGTTGTGCTCCTTCTTTGTTAAAAACTCTGGCAATTTTAAAACCTCGGTGGGTGTGAATATGCTTTGATTCGTGTTCCATGATTATAATTTTTCTATTTCTGAATCTCTGTTATTAAGTGCAAAACTTCGTGTTGCGAATCTATGAGCCAAGATAAGTTCCTGCCCTTTTTTAAGACCATTTACTCGGAGCATTCCACGAACAACATAGGGTGGTTCTTGATTAATGAATTTTAATTGTCTTTCGACTGTTTGCTTAAATGTTAATGTGTCCATGATTAGTCTGATATGTGGTATAATGATACGAATGGTTTTGGGTCTTTTTCAGTACCGTACAACTTGTTTAAACGGTCTGCCTCGGCATCTGCCTTTTCACCGTCCAGATCAAATGATCCGCAGAATGCCTTAAAGTAATACTTGGGATAAGAGTTATATCTACCGTAGTGCGTGTGACCTCCGAAAAGTTTATCAGCACCGTGATCCCACCCCTCGCCCTTTTTGGCTTTATTGAAAGGAGTGACCCTATCGCATAAATATTGAATAAAATAAAAATCAAATGTGTTCATAAAATTAAGAGTTAGCTAAGATAGTTTTTACTTCCATGATAGAAGCATGGTTGAGTAACCGAAGTTGCTTACCCAGAAGTAAGCATAGTGACCAACGCTCTGCGAACTGGTGTAAACCTTCGTCCTTCAACCACTCTTTTGTGCGAATCGCTACTTGGCGAGTGGTCATTGTAGAATCGATTGAAAAGACTGATAATTCTGAAAAAATTAATTCAGCAAGGTCAGTAACTTCAGCATTAGTGAGGAAGGTTTTAGATTTAAGTGATTCAATGTTGTTCATGATTAAGACAATAATATTTATTAGTATTTAATGCAAGTCCTAAATGAAAATTTCTGTATTTAGTGTCAAGAAAACGCTAAGGGGATGCCCTTAACGATTTAAATAAACCCAGTTTTTATGCGGTTCTTAGCCGAATATTATCGGATTTTTTTCTTGTGTCATAAATTTTTTAGTGAGGTTCACTAAATCCGAAAGTGTACAACTTCTTGTACAACTAATACCCTCCCCCAGTGCTTAAAACTCCTGCATCTGGGTCTAAATAGCACGGTGCTGATAGGCAAAAATAGCGCAAAACATCAATATAATCTTTGCACGCTCCATGCTTAGAGTCCTGCCCAGTCCATGTAGATAGAGCAAATCGAGTGTTTTTGCAGTCTTCGTGCACAAACAGTCTTGGAGTGTTTAAACTGTCAATGGGTTGCTCTTCATTGTAGTCTAAGAGGTCATTAATTAAAGTAACCCCCTCCTCTATCCTTACACCCACACTTGGCTCAAAAAACATCTCCATATCTGCCATTTGATCAATTAGGGTAGTCACCCCACTTTTTGTGGGTGTAGGTGATGATCCAAACCGACTATCCATTATACGGCAAAAAATTTCTTCGTCCCCTTCTTGATTTTTTATTTCTTGGAAGTATCTCGCCAGTGACCATCCAAAAGGTTGTTGGGCTAATCCTTTATCACCATCAATCTTTTTACCTGCTACCGCCCATTCTCCTACCATTCCGATGCCCTCAATTGGATGCACTTGACTCGGAAATTCTCGATAAACATAACATTTATTATCTGGTGCGACCCTCACCCAGATCATAACCCAGTTTTTACCATGAGATGGGTCAACGATCATGTAATTTGTGCCTTCCTCTGGAATTTGTTTATCATTCACTAAGTGGTCACTTCCAAAACGAGGGAATTGCCCACCACTGACACGAGTTGGTAATCCATATGCACGAGTTAAAATTTTTGTCTTCGGATCGTGCTGAAGAGTGCGTTTTAAAGCTTTGTAATCATTATATTTATTCCACTCCGAATGAAAAAACACAATTCGTGCATTATCCTTCAACGGTTGCATAATTACTGGCACTTTTTCATTAGGCAATAAGTCTGGATCGGCAGGTATGCTCTTTATTGTCCTTGCCCCTTGCAAAAATTCACGAACCGTTGGTGTATATCCAGTCACTGGTGTAAATGAAATTAATAATCCACGATTAGGGTAAGAACCATTCATCCATTCTGGGTGATCTTCGTTCACTACTGGACGGTTCGATCTCGTGGTAAGTCGAAAACGCAAACTGGCAATGAAATCATGGGGGCAAAGCTCATCTGCCCAAACTAAATCCCACTCTGATCCCTCTAAAATGCCACTTTCCAAACTTTGAGAGTAATTTCTAAAGAAAATTCGACTACCATTCGGTGCGACACAACAGGATTCAGTAAATCCACCCTTCTTTGAAAAAGTAAGATTAGTAACTTTACCTTTTTTTGCCATCTTCCACTCAGAGGGAAGATATTTCCAAATATATTGTTGTTGTTGTTCAACACTGGTACTGGCAGTGGTGTGCATACATAAAACATTTGCTTCTGGAATGTCATTGATGACCTTTACTACTTTTTTACTGCAAAATTCGCTCTTACCACTCCTGTTCCCTCCCATAATTAACATTTCATCCACTTTGGCAAATTGTTCATCTGCCATTTGCCAGTGAGGTGGTTCGATTCCATGATGAAAAGGGTCAGTTTTTTCGGCATGAATTAACTCTTCTCTTTGGAGAAGAAGTTCCATCGTTTTATCTGCTCCCAATTCCTTGGCAGTGTCTGCATCTGGAAGCTTGAAATAAGGGTGTGGTGTAGGGTGGAAACTCACTTTTTCTTTTTAGGTTTTGGCTTAGCCTTGCCCATTTCCTTCAGCACTTTCGCAAAGATGTTCTGCGGATTACCCAGTCTCGCCTCCATCTTCTTTTGCTCCTGCACTTGTTCCCACTTCTCAACTATTCGTTCCGATTCTTTACTCATGTTACCATCTCCCTCTCCATCTAGGGGTTCGTCCAAGCATTACCCACACCCTACCCTCAGTGGCAGGTGGTCTAGCTTTGACCTTCATTCCTTTTAAAAAATTTTGATTGCTACTGACCCTCACATAAATCTCACCGCAAATAACTAGTTTTGGGTTAAGCGGAATTTGAGTTATCTCTAATTCCTGCGGTTTCGTGATGTCCAGTGGTTCACTGATTTCAGAAACACTAATTTCATCCTTTAGTTTCTCCCTTACCTCATCCTCTCCAGATTCAGTGTAGCAAATTTTATTGCCACTTTTTTCCCATCCAGAAACCCCACCTTCCGACCTCCATTCACGAAGTATATTTCGGTCAATCCCTAGTTCATCCGCTAAATCTTTTTCAGTCTTCATTATTTTCAGTTTTGTGAATTTCTGGTGGACATACCACATCTTGGGTGTCCCACATCCATGCCAGTGCTAAATAATAATCTAATTCTTGCTCACCCATCTCTTTGCATTCCTTTTTAAAATATCAATTTTTACCAAATACGCTTTTTTGGACTCTCTGTCCCCATTGCCCACAAATTTGACCTGTTGAATACCATGATACAAAATACAATCCTTTATCCGCTCTGGTTTGATGATTAAATACCCATCTGGTAAATCAAACACCCAATAATCTGCTCTCGTTGAAATTAACCCACTTGGCTTGT